TCTCAAATAAAACAAAATATTGACAATACTATCAACTTTTTAGAAAAAAAAAATAAAGTTTTATTTTTAACAACATCCAATCGTTGGGAAAAAGCCGCTGATGATATTCCTAAAAGTACTCAGTTGGCATATCATATTCAAGAATTACTTGGAATGAAAAAGGTGGAAATTATTGATGTTTCTAAGCTCAATATATACGTATGTGAAGGAAATGTTAGCAGTGCAAATGGAAATTCTTGTGGTGTGAAAGATTCATTATTGAAAAATAGTGATAAAAATCCAAGTGGATATCATCGTTGTTGGTGTTCTATTAACAATAAAGACGATGAATTATGGAAAGTGTCTAAATCACTTTTTGAATCCGATTGTGTGGTGTTTTTTGGCTCGGTGCGTTGGGGTCAAACTAATTCAATCTATCAAAAATTAATCGAAAGATTGTGTTGGATAGAAAATAGACACACCACATTGAGGGAATCCAATATCGTTAAAGATATAGATGCGGGGATTGTTTTAACTGGGCAAAATTGGAATGGCTCAAATGTAATTGATACACAAAAACAAGTTCTGAAATTCTACGGATTCAATGTTGTGGATAATATTTCTTGGAATTGGCAATACACTAATAATGCAAATGATGAGACTAAGGACTCTTATAAAAAAGCCATTAGTGAATTTCAAGACGATCTGCTCTAAATAATCATATGTTGAGATTCGATAGAGCTGTAAATAATATTTTAAATCGTTTGATTTTTGAACAAGACGAGAGTGTAGAAATTGAAAAAGAGGATGATAAGCCTTTGGGTAAGGAAGATGCTATTATTGCAGACATTCAAAGAAAAAATGATGAAGGCAATGCTGCTTTTTTTGCACAAGCGAAAGAAAAATTTAATTCTGGTGGAGAATATGTTGATAAGTTCATTCGACAAGTTGAAAAACTTTCACCCAATATCAAAGTAAATGAATCAACATTTTCTGATAAAATCTCAAAAGCATGGGATTATACTAAAGAAAAGGGTAAAGAAGTATTGGTAAAAATGGCTCCAGCACAAGATCGTTTGGCCGATTATGTTGTTGAAAAAATGGATACTATATTGACATATGTTATTGGTGTGGAATTTACAAAAAAACTAAATGATGAAATAAGTGAGAACTTTTTATATAAAGTAGTTGCCATATTTTTCGATCCTACAGGTGTATTATCTTGGCCTTACTTAAGAGACGCTACTGAGGCTTATGAAAAACATAAAGGTACGGAAAATGAAACCATCTATCAATTAAACCTACTAGCGGCACAGTTGGCCGTTGTTCCAACATTTGCATTTAAACCGATATTTGGTATTTTGACTCTACCATTGAGATTATTAACTGGTGCTGGTGCTAAAGTTATGGAAAAATTATTTGGAGCATTAGGAGCAACTAAAATATCCAGAGGAATTGCAAATTGGATCGGACGTAAATTGCCATTCAGACCTAGAAATGCCAGATTAACTGAAAGACCACCAAAAATATCTAAAGCATCTAAAGCATCTAAAGCTGAAAAATTAATACCAAAAGTAGTGAAAGCTGAAAAAATAATAACAAAAGCACCGAAAGCTGGAATATTTGGAAAAACCGTTATCGGAGCAGTGAAATTACCAGGTAAACTTGCAGGCAAGGCTTTAAAAAATCCTTTCAAGACTGCTACTATATTGGGTAGCGGAGATATTCCGAAAACATTAGAAGATTTGAAAAAAGCTGGAGAAGATTTGAATAAAGAAACATTAAAGCGAATTGAAAAAAACCCTCTTGGAAGATTTTCTAGATTTGGTGAGATCTCAACGCAAAGACCTTAAAGCTTTCAATATATCTCCCATACAAGCTTGGAATGCTTTAGATAATTTAATTTTATCTAAATTATCTAACTTAACCCAAGAGTAATCAATGTGTTCATCTGATAATGTTATATCCTCAAATGCTTTTTCAACTTTAAAAATATAAGTGTAATAAGTATTTCCTCTGAGACTGATCTTCAATTCTTTTTTATTCACACCATGAATTGTTCCAATTTCCTCTTTAGCCTCTCTCATTGCAGTTTTTAGTGGCGTTTCTTCTTCTATTGGTTTACCCCCAACGAATCCCCATTTTCTGTTTGCTTTTTTCAATAGTAATATACGTTCTCCATCATAAAAAACAATACCAGCACCACTGAATTGATTGACCTTAGATTCTTTAATAATTTTATAAGCTGTGAAAATATCCATATAAGTATTTAATTGATGTATAAATAATACCATGATAGAATCCAAATTTGATTCACTTGTTAATAAAATTTTAAAAGAGAGTTTACAGGGGGGAAATATATCATCTACCAAAGTTTCTCCAGCGGTTGCCCCAGTTTCAAATGAACGACCTGTAGTTCAACCCAAAGATATTAAGGGGCAACAACAACAACAGCAGCAGCAGCAACAGCAGCCTATGGGTATTAAACAACTTCCGACAGGTATAAAAGAACCCACAAATCCAGAGGAACCCGCAGCTATAGATGAACCCACAGCGGATCAAGGAGAACCCACTCAAGATGTTGAGACTATGCAAAAAACTCTACTTGATCAGTTAAAAGGTGATTCTAAACAAAACGAATTATATAATAAACAAGTGGTGGCATTATTAGCAGCGGTTGCTAATAATAAACTAAATCCCTCCACTACTCCAACTACACCTCAAGCATCTAATACACCACAACCCTCCAATGTACCGCAACCCTCTAATTCTCAAAGCAAACAGGTTTTGAGTAATCTTTTAAAATTATCTTAAATATAAACATAAATACTTCATACTATGGGACAAAATTCAGACACATATAACATTTTCGGTTCATACTTTAACAGTGTTCTTTTGAAAGAAGCGGTTAAACCTACTGGCGGCGAACATCCAGTACCATCTAATGAAGTATTGAAAGCTACAAAGGAAAGGTTGAACCAAGATCGAAGGAAAGAAGTCATAAAAGACGCCGAAACAGCCACCGCAAAAGGAAAAGCATCTGGAATCGAAGGTTCTTGGTCGGGATATTCGAATGGAGAATCAATATCGGTCAAATTTGGATCAAATGGAAGCGCGATTCTGAAAAATTCCGCAGGAGCAAATACAGGATCTTGGTCATCTCAAGATTCGGATTCTTTCTCTGTGAATTTTGCCAATCAACTTGGACGAATGGTATTAGTTGATTCATCAACGGCTTCCTTAACGATTGGTGGAAATTCAATAGAGTTAAAAAGAGGAGATAGTAGTGTTGCAAATAAAACGGCATCACCTGAACCAGAAAATGATTCCACAACACAAGCTCAACCAGCGGCTCAAGAACAATCGGATGATGAAATTATTGCTTCAATTAGAGCTAAATTAAATAAACAGCAACAGACTAAATAAATTTATGGGACAAAATTCAGACATTCACAATATTTTCGAATCTTATTCAAAAAAAGTGCTTCTTAAAGAACAACAGTTATCACGTGAAGAAATTCTTGCACTTAAAGATCAAGCGAATCGAATTAAAGACCCAACGAAAAAACAAGCGATACTTGATGAAATTACCAAAGGAAGTGCTGCCCCATCAACAGTTGCTAAACCTGTTGATGTTCCTGGTCCACAAAGTAATTCTGGTGGAATTAGTGTAGGTGGTTTAACATTACCAGCAACAAAACCATCAGCACCAAATTCTGGTGGGACAGTAACCGCACAAATGCCTAGTACACCGACAGGTAGTTCCGCGTCCAATATTGATGTTAAAATACCAGCGGATTTAGGCGGTGGTGGAACCGCTCCTAATAGCGAAAAAACGCCACTAGAAGTTGGTGGGGGTATTAGTATTGGAAATCCAGATGCGGCACAAGAAGCTCCCGCCAAAACAACAGGAGCGGGTTCAAATAAAAAACAATCATCTTCAAATAATGGTTCTATTGTAGATTATTTAGCTGGTAAAAATCAAGCATTTGATAAAGCATCCAGAGGAGAATTGGCGGCACAGTATGGTATTCAAAATTATACAGGAACAGCTGAACAAAATACACAACTTTTAAAGAAATTGCAAAGCGGTGAAAAGCCCAGCACAACAACACCCACGCCACAAGAAACCCAACCATCCGCTGGTACACAGCAACCACAACAGCAACAAGGAATGGGTGGTATTATTGGTGGGGCATCTAAGTTAGCTGGCGGTGCTGGTAATCTTGCAAAAAAAGCACTTATTGGTGATCAGCCTCTTGGTGGTATTGTTGGTGGTGTATCTAAGTTAGCTGGCGGCGCTGGTAATTTATTTAAAAAAGCACTCATTGGTGGAGGCCAACAACAGCCCGCAGAACAACAAGCCGCACCTGTACAACAACAAGCTACAGCAACTACACAACCAGCTGCACCTGTCCAACAAACTGCTTCAACTAAAAAACAAGCGGCACCTGTACAGAAAACGGCATCTAATTATAAGAAGACCCCTGGTGATGCTTCTGCATTTTTTAAAGATCAAGCCGACGAGGAAATTCAAGAGAACAAAAATATTGCTAAATTTGTGAAATGTTTATCTGAAAAAAATTATTCACAAGCTCATGAGTATTTGAAAAAAGTTGTAAACTCTAAAGTTGAAAAGAATTTATACAGAGCCATAAACAAAATTTAAGAAATAAATACCTCTATATTATGAATAAAAATTATAATAATAACGAAAAAATTAACATTTCTAAATTTTTAAGACATTTATCTGAAAAAAATTACTCATCAGTGCATAAATACTTAAAAGCTATTCTCGAACAGAAAGTGAAAACAAAAGTGTTAGAGGGCATTAATAAATTTTAAAAAATATGGATATCAAAAAGCAACTCAAAAAAGTTACTAAAGAACTTCTAAGCGAAGAAGCACTCAATGAAATTCAATCAGCATTTGAAAATGCTGTAGAAGAAAAAGCAAAGATTCATGTAGCTTCTGCTCTCGTTAAACAAGATAATGATTATGCTACTAAATTATCTCACCTTTTAGAAGTCATCGATAAAGACCACACAACTAAACTCAAAAAAGTTGTTAAAGCCATCGATGCCAATCATGGTCAAAAATTAAAAACCATTGTTGAAAAATATCAAACAGCATTGGTCAACGAAGCTGGCTCTTTCAAATCTAACATCATTAATGACGTTTCCACATATTTGGATGCTTATGTTAATGAGGCATTGCCTAAAGCTCAAATTGAAGAGGCTGTTAAAAACAAAAGAGCAACTATCGTTCTTGAGCAAATTAAAGATTTCCTCGGAGTTGATGCAGCTGTTGCTAAAAAATCAGTTAAATCGGCCATTATTGATGGTAAGAAACAAATTGATGAAGCTAACAGAAAACTCCATGCAATTGAAAAGGAGCATTGCTATCTCGTTGAAAAATATAATGCCATCTCTTCCGATCTTTTATTGGAAAAGAAAGTTGCTGGTTTAAGCGACAAGAAAAAAGATTATATCACTCGCATCATGAAAAATAAGAGTGCTCAATTTATAAATGAGAACTTTGATTATGCGTTGAATTTATTTAGTAGAAATGAATCCGAAAGAATTCATGAATTAAAAGAGAGCGCACTTAAGCGTTCTGTCACTAGAGAAGTGGATGCTCCTAGAATTATCGAAGAGAGAACAACATCTTCACAAAGAGAAGATGTTCAAATGAACCCTTACCTTAAGGAGTTATCTAAATACTGATTTTAGCTGAGATATTAACATTGTTAATGTCTGAATCTGGAATTGAAAAATATTCCAAAGTCGAACAAAAAAAAGGAAAACAAAAAAAACGAATATGAAACAAATTAGACCTACACAAGCCTATATTGATACAACTCGCGCTGAAGCCCTTTTGGAGAAGTGGAAGCCCGTTCTGAATTATACTTCAGATAAGGTTGCCGCTATCGAAGACGATCATACACGCCTCAATACTGCTATGCTTCTTGAAAACCAAGAACGCTGGTGCATTGAGGAGTCCAACGTAGCTGGTGGTGGCACTTCCGTTTTCGGAAATGTTAACGCTGGTGGATACGGTGGAGCTGGTGCAAATTTCCCCAACAGTTATCCTGGTGGAGATGTTTATGCACAAGGTGATGCTCGCTTACCCAAAATCCTCATCCCGATGATTCGCCGTACTTTCCCTGAATTGATTACTAATGAAATCGTTGGCGTACAACCTATGGGCGGTCCCGTTGGTTTGGCCTTCGCTCTACGTTACAAGTACCTCGCAAACCAACTCGGTAATGATGGTGTTGACGGTTCTGGCACAAATGCCAATGCCGCTCTCGCTAATCCTCAAGCCGCTGCTGGTGGTAAGGAACTCGGCTACCAATACCTAGACACACGTTACACTGGTACATCCAGTGCTAAGTTGTCTGGTGCAAGCGGCGCATACGCCGATCTTTTCCCAATGATTGGACAAGATCAAGGTGTTGCTCAACTCTTAGCAAATTTCGAATTGACAGGTAAAATCCCTCAAATCGAAGTTTCTTTCGAGAAGACCGCTGTTGAGGCTGGCACACGCCGCCTTGCTGCACGTTGGTCAGTTGAACTAGAGCAAGACTTGAAAAATATGAATGGCATCGATATCGATACCGAACTCACAAATGCAATGTCTTATGAATTGCAAGCTGAGATCGACCGTGAGATGATCATGCGTATGATTCAAACGTCCCTCAACGCTGGTTTTGGTGTTGGATACTCCGTCTGGAGTCCTGCATCTGCCGATGGCCGCTGGCTCGTCGAGCGTAACCGTGATTTCTATCAACGTTTAATCATCGAAGCTAACCGTATTGCTATTCGCAACCGCCGTGGTGCTGCAAACTTCATCGTTTGTACCCCTCGTGTTGCCGCAATCCTCGAAATGTTACCCGAATTCCAATGGGTACCAGTCCAAGGTAATGTTAATACTCAGCCCGTTGGTGTTGCAAAAGTTGGTAATCTTGGTGGAAGGTTCAACGTTTACCGTGATACACGTACAGAAGCTCAATTTGAGCAAGGACGTAGTTCAACCTACTTGTCCCCAGGTCAAGCCCGCACAAACCGTGTGGAATATGCTTTACTTGGTTACAAAGGACCTGAATTCTACGACACTGGTATTATCTATTGCCCTTACATCCCTGTGATGATCCAAAGGACAATCGGCCCGAATGACTTCAGCCCAAGAGTTGGTCTTATGACCCGCTATGGCGTTGTTGACAATATCTTCGGAGCCAATCTTTATTACCACGTAATTCTGTTAGCTGGACTCGGTGAAGGTTTTGCACCTGCAAGCACCTCGGTCTACTTCTAATACTTAGAAGTAAGCGAAACAACTTGAATGTCGGGGAGAAATCCCCGACATTCTTTTTTTATATTTTTTTATTGAAAATACTTTTGGAGCATATATAATGGATAAATAACTATATGAAAGAAAAAATAATCAATTTTTTAAATGAAAAATATAAAGGAAGTACTAGATTTATTAAACCTAAAATGTTTATAGATTTTTTTGGCAAGGATACATATGAATCAATTAATGCATCGATCAATTGGTTTAATGATCCATTTTCTCTAAAGGTATTTTGTTTCGTGAATGACATTTTAAATAAACCAATATGTAAAATATGTGAGGGGGATGTTAAATTCAATCCTTCAGAATCATGTTTTCAGAAATATTGTAGTAATTCATGTAGATTTAAAGATACTTCATTCATATTCGAAAAAACTAAAAAGACAAATATTTTAAAATATGGTTCAGAAAACATTCTATCATCAAAATATGGCATGATTAAAAGTAAAAAAACATTAATGGAAAAGTATGGTGTTGATAATTATGCTAAGAGTGAAGAGTATCGTAATCGAATTGAAAATGGTGAAATTGAAAGGAGATATTCTGGTAATAAGATAAGTAACTCAATCAAAAAAAAATATTACGATAATTTAACAAGTAGATATGTAAATTTGATGCCTTTATTTACGTTTGATGAGTATAAAGGAGCACATGACTATGATATAAATTATAAATGGCAATGTAAGAAATGTGATCATAAATTTGAACATTGGTTGAACAATAATTACAATATAAAATGCCCATTATGTGAAAAGTTGGGTACTAGTATTGAAATGTTTATAAGTAATTTTTTAGATAAACACAATATATCATACATTAGAAGAAGTAGAAGTATTATAAAAAATATGGAATTGGATATATTCATACCTTCAAAAAATATAGCCATAGAATGTAATGGATTATATTGGCACAGTGATGCGAAAAAGGATAGAAAGTATCATTTAAATAAAACAGAAAAGTGTTTAGATAATGGTATAAAACTAATACAGATATTTTCAGATGAGATAGAATTAAAATCAAAACAAGTATTGTCTAGACTGTCTAGTGTTTTGAATTTAAATAAAATAAAAATAAATGCTAGGGAATGCGTTGTTAAAGAAATTGATCATAAGTTATCTTCAAAATTTTTATTAAAATATCATTTACAAGGTGCCGATAGAGGTCTTATTAGATTGGGTCTTTTTAAAGGAAATAGGCTTTTATCTTTGATGACTTTCACAAAATCGAGAAGGGCATTATCTCAAAAATTATCAGAGGGTGAATATGAATTGAGTAGATATTGCTCAATGAAAAATATTACAGTCATGGGAGGTGCTCAAAAGTTATTATCCAATTTTATAAAAAAACATTACCCTGAGAAAATAATGAGTTTTTGTGATAGGAGATGGTCTAATGGTGAGCTTTATGAAAAATTAAATTTCACATTAGTTAAAAAAACAGAACCCAATTATTGGTACACTAAGACATTTAAGGAAAGATTTCACAGATTTTCTTTTGCTAAACAATTCCTACATAAAAAATTAAAAAATTTCAATCCATCTATTTCTGAGAGGGAAAATATGGAAATTAATGGTTACAGTAAGGTTTATGACTGCGGTAGTTTAAAATATGAACTAAGCATTTGAATTAGACAACAAAAAACCCTCGAATTTCTTCGAGGGTTTTCTATAATTATTTAATTTATATTATTGATCAAATAGGCTCTTGCCAGTTTTGAGTCCGCCAACTTTATTCTTAGAAGGGTTGGTTAATTCGGACTTATGATCTAATGGGTGTTTACCAGTTTCAGTACCAACGGTATCGGTCACTTTGGCATCGGCTTTACCAGAGGATGCTTTGATGTTACCAGCGGCTGCAAAACCCTTTTGAAGTTTATGCCCAGCGGAATCAGGAACCTTTTCGATGTCTGTGGTTTCATAGAAATTTCCTCCTTCTTCATTTCCTTCATCGTCGTAATCTTCATCTTCGCTATCAGAATCGGTATCAACACCGAGGTCTTCCAAATCAGTGTCGCTTTGATCGTCATCACCAACAACGTCTTTTAAAACGTCAAGTAATTTTTTAGCTAATTCTTTGTCAAGTGTAATTGTGACTTCATCATCACCACCAAGATCACTATCACTATCGGTATCGAGATCGAGATCGGAATCACCAGCATCACCTTCTGGACCTGTGCCGATTCCTGCGTTAAAGTCTAGTTCGTCATTATTCATGACATCTTCATAAAGTCTATCAAATATACTCATAAAGTTATTTATATCGCTCTCATCAATTTTTTTACTTTTTTGTGAAAAATTTTTATCTTTTTTTAGTTTTTTTAAATTTTTCACATTACTAGGTCCAGTCTTTTTGAGAGTAGATGGCTCCTTAACAGTAGCACTGGCAGCTGGAAAGGTATCTTTCGGCATCTTAGCTTTTACTTGTGCTGATTTCTTTTTAGCGGCTTCTAGTAATACTGATTCATTCATCAAAGATGCTTTTTCATTTTGCATTTGACGATAAATGTTACCAATATCCTTGATTGAGGTTGATCTGTTGTTCATATTATTCATCATATAGTATTTATACTTTAAGATTATAAATATTATCAAATGCCAGTAAAAAAATTGAAAGAAAAGTTCTATTTGGGCAACAGCAACTTACCAACAGCCCAAACTGAATATGACTACACTCCTGAAATGATAAAGGAAATTGCAAAGTGTAAAAAAAACATCATACACTTTGCAAGTAATTATTTTTTCATTATCAATGTCGATGATGGTAGGCAAAAAATTAAATTACATAAATTTCAAACAAGAATTTTAAAAGCATTAACGGAAAATAGATTTAACATATTACTAGCAAGTCGTCAAATTGGAAAGGCATTAGCATTGGATACTCCAATAAGAACTCCAAATGGTTGGAAAACAATGGGTGAATTAAAAGATGGGGATAAAGTATATGGTATTGATGGGAAACCATGTAATGTTGTCAAGGCACATGATGTTCTACATGAGAGAAAATGTTATAAAATAACATTTAGTACAGGGGAAGAAATAATAGCAGATGAAGATCATAATTGGTTTACTCAAACTAGAAATGAAAAGCGTAGAAAAAAAGGTGGTTCAATAAAAACCACAAAGGAAATATTAAATCAACTTTTTTTTAACAAAAAACAACCATTTCATTCTATACCTAAAGCGAAACCTTTAGAGGGTAATGATATAAAATTACCAATAGATCCTTATGTGATGGGATTGTTTTTGGGAGATGGTTCTAGACATAATCCAGGGCATATAACAGTTGGAAAAAAAGATATAGATGAAATATCAAATATATTGAAAAATAAAAATATAGTATTTCAAATTAAAAAAATAGAACAATTTCGTTTTGGAAAAGAATCTTTTTACTATGACATATATATCAATAAAATGCAAAGATCTTTAAACGAGCTTGGTTTATACGGTCACATAAAAAAACACATACCAGATTGTTATAAATTTGCGGATTTAGATTCGAGAAAAGAACTTCTCAGAGGATTGATGGATTCTGATGGGACAATAACCATGAATCTTTGCGATTTTTGCAATACTGAAGAAACACTATTAAAGGATTTTGAAGAATTAATATGGGGGTTATCTGCTCATAAAATTACAAAAAAGAAAAAGAAAAATTATTGTAATGGGAAAAGGGGAAAAGATATTACCAATATTTTATTTAAATTAGATTTTCCAGCATTTAATTTAAAAAGAAAATTGGAAAAACAAACCATAAACGAATCAGCAAAAACAAGAAACATTTATATTAAAAATATAGAATCGGTCACATCTACCCCAGTAAGATGCATTACTGTAGATTCTCCAGATCATTTGTTTCTTTGTGGCAAGACAAATATACCCACATCAAACACCACCATAATGACCATATATGCTCTATGGGTTGCATTGTTTGAGGAAGATCAAAGAATTCTAATTGTAGCCAACAAAGAACAAACAGCTAAGATGATTCTTAAAAGAATTAAAACGGCGTTTGAAATGATGCCAAATTTCATTAAGGCTGGTGCTGTGGAGTATGGGCAAACCAATATAACTCTTTCTAATGGCTCAAGCGTTGGTATATCTACAACAAGTAGTGATGCTGGTCGTGGTGAATCGGTAAATTGTTTAGTATTAGATGAATTGGCGTTCCTTGATGCTGGTTTGTTGGAAAATTTCTGGAGATCAGTATATCCAATCATTTCTTCTGCAAAGAAATCAAAAATTCTAGCGGCTTCAACACCAAATGGAATTGGTAATTTGTTTCATAGTTTATGGGAGGGTGCGAATAAAACAGGT